AATAAAGGGATGAAGTCATATACATGTAGGGCATTGGGTATGAAATCTATATCAAATTTGGATAGGTATATAGAGAGATATCCTAAATTAGAAAAAATAATGTATGAGTCAAAAGAAGAAGCATTAGATTTAGCTGAAACAAGAATGCAAGAAGGTATAGATGAAGGAGATTGGCCTGCTATTCAATTTTTTTTAAAAACTCAGGGTAAAGATAGAGGATATGGAGAATCGAGAGATATTAATATAAAAACAGAGTATAAAATAGAATTACCCGAAAATTTTCCTATTAAAGAGTTAAGTATAGATAAACCTCCTATTGATGTTACTCCTATTGATGAACCAGGGCAATTACAAAGTTTAGTTGATGAGTAGTAATCCTACTAAAATAGATTTTAAAAATCTTCCTCTTGTAATAAATGAAGCATATTATAAAAATCTTGGTTCTTCAAAACGTTACGAAATTTATGTAGGGGGTGCTGGATCAGGGAAATCAGTATTTGTGTGTCAAAAGTTAGCCCTAATGATAATGATACAACCTGGACACAAGATTTTAGCACTTAGAAAGATAGGGGGTACGTGTGAAAATTCAATATTTGCAGAATTTGGAACTGCAATAGAAAGATTGGGAGTTTCTGCTCTTTGGCGTAAACGACAATCACAGGCAATACTGGATTATGAATATATTCCAAATGGTGGTAGAATAATATTTAAAGGATTTGATGAGCCTGAAAAAATTAAATCCATACAAGGTATTACCGCAATTTGGATGGAAGAAGCAACAGAATTTACTCCTGCTGATTTAAATCAATTAGATTTGAGATTAAGACCTCCTAAACCATTTAAACCACAGATATTTATTTCTTTTAATCCTATTAATATTGTACATTGGTTAAATAAAAGATTTTTTCAAGGAGGGCAAAAAGGGAAAACCTCAATACATAAGACAACTCATAAAGATAATAAATTTTTAACAGAAGAATATGTAGAAATGATTGAGGCATATAATGACCCTGAGTCAGCTACATATGACCCATATTATTATCAAGTTTATGGTAAAGGTGATTGGGGAGTAATAGGGGACTTAGTTTATACTCATATTAGAGAATTAAATGATTGGCCTTGGGAAGTTGTATATGCAAGAGGAACTCCTATATTAGATGAGAATGGCTTTCCTAGTGGTTTTTCAGAGCCAAATGTACCTTCATTTGTAGAGATTCCATTTTCACCTGAAGATAGGTTTTGTGGGCTTGATTTTGGCTATAATCATCCGACTGCTTTACATGAATATAGAATGTTTGGTGATGCTATTTATGTGACTGAACATATTTATCAACGTAAGATGACTACCCAAGATATTATAACTTGGTTGAATGAAAATGAGTTTCCTAAAAATATAATAATATATGCTGATTCAGCTGACCCAGGTGCAATTGAGGAAATATTTCGTGCAGGGTACTTAATAGTACCTGCGGATAAAGGACCTGGTTCTGTAGGAGCTGGTATAAAATTAGTTAAATCTTTGAGGATATATACACATGAGAATAATGTAAATTTTAATATTGAAGTAGCTTCATATTCTTGGGTAAAAGATAAAGAAGGAAATACAACTGATACTCCTGAGAAAAAGTTTGACCATGCAATGGATAATATGAGATATGCATTATATACTCATTTGAGGGGTAGGGTTGAAGAAATTGATGATTATTATTCAGAAGATATGCAAGAACAAATGGAACAAGAGATAGAATTAAATTTAGAGCAAGATATTTATTAGGAGATTATAATGAGGTTTCGTAATCCATTTAAAAGAAAAGAAAGAACTTACACGCTTAATGAAATGGAAAATTATGCTACATTATCGTTGTTAGAGAATTTTGATGAATTTCAACATGATTTGCAAGAAGCACATAGTTCTGGGTTTCCTAATTTATTTGGGGATGAAGATTTTAATTTTATAAGATTGGGCGATGATTCAAGAACTGATAATTTTATACCAGAACATTTTAGATGGAGAATAGTAAGAGAAAGTAGAGTATTATCGATAACTGATTCAATAACTAAACAATCTATTGGACTTTATACTGATTTTGGTGTTGGAACAGGAATGGCTGTTACTATTAAAGGAGAAAATAAAGAAAAAGCTCAAGAAATTATTAACGGTTTTATTGAAAATCCTGAGAATAATGTAATGTTAAATTCTAAAGGTCAACGTGAGTTATCTGATAGTTTATTAATTAATGGTGAAATATTTTTTATATTTTTTATTGGTGCTAATAAAGAAGTTATATTTAGAATACTGAATTCTTTAGAAATTAAAGATATTGCAACTGATTTAGAAGATGAAAAAAGGCAAAGATTTTTTAAAAGAATTAAAAGAAGTAGTAGGAATAATACAGTAGCAGAAAAAGAGTTTATATATAAAGCTTGGGATAATATAGAAAATAGGCCTGGTGAATTACAAGATGGTCAAATAATAAATAAGGCTACTAGTAAAGGCGAAATTTATCATATAACTTTAGGTGGAACTACATTAAGAGGTTTTCCACTTGTTACTTCACAAATAAAATGGACAAGAGCTCATAGGTCATTTATGACTGCAAGAATAGCTATTCAACAAGGGTTAGCTAGAATTATAAAGAATATTAAAGTTAAAGGTGGTTCAAGAGCTATTGACAAAGTTAAATCTGTAATACAAAGTTCTAAAGTTGGGGTATCAGGGCCTGAAACAAATCCAGCCCCAGCTTTTGGGGCTACACAGATAGATAATGCTGCAGTAGAAACTAGTACAAATAAACAAGAAACTGGTGCTAATTCTGCGAAAATAGATGGTAGCATGTTAGTTAGTATGGCTGGTGCTGCTGTTGGTATATTTCCTCATTATTTTGGGTTTGGTGAATCCTTCCGTTTAGCAACTGCAACTGCCATGGAAGTTCCAATGCTTAAAAGATTTGAAGCTTATAGAGTATTATGGACTGATACTTATAAGAGAATTTTTATATTTGTTCTTAAGCAGCATAGCATTGATACAAGTAAATTATCATTTGATATTAATTATCCCGAAATTTTTCCTAGGTCAATGGAAGTAAAAATAGAAGCACAAACTACAGTAGCTGATACAATTCCTGCTTTAAAGTTTTCAGAAGAATATGTTGCATTTATGTTAGATGAGTTAGGGTTAAGTGACCCTAATACTATTGTTAGTAAATTAGATTTAAAGAATCAAGATTTATCTAATTCAGAAGAAAGACAAATAAATAGAAAAGTACAAGAAGAAGTATTTAAATTAATAAAAGAAGCTTCTAAAAATAAAGTTAATGTAAATTAAACTGGGTAAAATATATGCTTGATTTTTCTTATTTATTAAATGAAGCACATAGTAATATTTCTCTTTTAACTATTGATGGCGAATTGGGATTAAATATAAAAAATAATTTAAAGGAGTCATTAAAAAATTATTTTATAGAATTAAATAGACGTGTGCCTATTGTAAGTATAATAAATCAATATACTATAATGCTTTCTAGTAAAATAATTATTAATGAAGCTATAAGTAATATAATTATTGCTGATAGTTTTTTCAGTATATTAGATAATTGGGTAGGGGATAATTCTTTTATTCTTAATAGTCAATTAAGTAGTCATATGCCCCAAATTGTTGAACAAGGGTATAATATACAAATGGTTGAATTTGCTGATAAAATAGGAATGGAAAATAATTTAGGTAATTTAAATACTAATATTTATGTAGTGAGAGAGCAAGTTGCTAAACAAGTAGAACAAAGTATAAATATAATAACTAGTCAAATAAATAATACATCTAGGAGAGCAGTACAGTCCATTATAGCACAAGCGTTGATAGATAAACAGAGTCCTGCAAATCTTGTTAATAGTATAAATACTTTATTGAAAGATAATTTTATTGGAAATAGAGCTGATTTAATTGCAATAACAAACGCAAATGATATGTTATCTATGGGTGCTTTTATGTCTGCGTCTGATGTGGGTTCAAAAAGAAAGTCATGGGTAACAGTAGGAGATGAACGAGTAGATCCCATTGTATGTGCATCGAATGAGTCACAGGGAAGTATTCCTATAAGTCATCCACATCAATCTGGACATATGCATCCTACAGGGCATATACGGTGCAGATGTGTAGAAGTTTATTCGAGACCTACTAAAATTGGTTTAGCCCCGTTTTTAGGTTTTTAAGTGTTTTGTGTAATATGAGAATAATAAATAGAGGATAGATACTAAGATTCTGTTGATTGGAGAAGATTAAATGTTTAATTTTAAAAAATTATTTGAGAAATATTTGGAAAATGCAAAATCTCTTTCTAAGGAAGAATTTGTATTTTTACTTGAAAGTTTATCTAATCCTATTAATAAAATAAGTATGATAGATATATCCTCTGGTATAGATATATTAAAAGAAAGAATTCATTATTTTAAAATTAAACGTGATGATTGTCCTATGTGGATTAGATCTAAGGAATATAGAGAGTCTGCAAATGATTTTATTAATGAATTTGCTTCTTTGATTTCTACGCGCGTATTAAATGAAACAATTAAAAAACAGATTAATGAAGCTATATTGGGATTGATGGAAAGTAAAACACGAGCTCTTAAAACAGCTAATCAATTGTTGGGTAAAATAACTAAGTTACCAAAAGGAAAGACAATTGATGGTATTTCATTATCTGAAAATTGTTTTGCATATATACCGGATAAAGAAGATCCTACTTCTTGGGATGTACAAATATTAGATGAGTTCGGTAATTTTGTAGAATCTAATATATTGAGTATATTACCTAAAGTAGGTGATGAGCATTTTATAGAAGTAAAAGAAAGGTATATGAATGCTAAATTAAAAAGCGATTCTATTAATGGTTCAAGGGCGCTTATTCAAAGTAGAACTAAACTTACAGAAGGGCTTCATACTTCTAAAGGTAAATTAAAAATTACTGTTATTCAACCCGGATTAACAGTTGATGAACAAAAGTTTTATCCTAGGGAAACTTTATCAGCAGCAATGGAATTATTTGAGGGTGTGAAAATGTTTGCTAATCACCCTACTATAACTGAAGATATTGAGAGGCCTGAGAGAGATATTAATCATTGGGTTGCGAGTGTTGAAAATGTGCATTTAGGAAAAGGCGGAGAAATTCTTGCTGATGCAATAATTATAGACCCAGTTTTTAAGGAAAAGATTGAACTACTTTCTTCACAAGGTAAGTTAGAGGATTTGGAAATAAGTCAAAGTGCTATTGGAGAGTTTGATTTCGAAGAAATAAATGGTAGAGAAGTTATGGTTATAAAACAAATATTAGCTGTACGTTCAGTTGACTTTGTTACTCAAGGTAATGCTGGAGGTAAAACACATATATTGGAGGCACTTGAACATGATGTTGACTTAATTAATGCAGATAGACTGGTTGAATGTAGGCCAGATTTGATTAAAATACTGAATGAAAAATTTAACAAAGAGAGAGAGGAGAATTCAATGGATTGGGAAAAAGAAGCAAACAGACTTTTAAAGGCAATAGAAACTCTTAATGAAGCTAATGCTAGTTCGTTAAAAGAACTTCAGACACAATTGGATGAAGCCCTTAAACAGATTTCAACAATGAAAGAAAGTGAAGGTAAAGAAAAGAATAAGGTTGAAGTTACTACTTTGGTTAATGAATCTAAATTGCCTGATGATGCTAAAAAGCATTTAATTGAGAGTTATTCAGATTATACTAATTTTGAGATTGTTAAACCAAAATTAGTAAAAGAAATTGAAATAATGGAAAGTCTTAGTAAAGGGCCTAAAGTAGAAGGTTTAGGTCGTTCTGAAGATGGTAATGATAATAATGAAGAGGATGAAAATGATACTAAACCTCTTATAGAAGCATATGCTAGAACTTTTATGAACCAAGGACATACAAAAGAAAAAGCTATAGAATTGGCTGAATCTAAACATTTGGCAGAATCAAAACATTCTTTTGTAAAGGTTTAATAGATAAATAATTTAAAGTAAATATGGAGGAAATGTAAAATGGCTTATCAAGAACAAGGTTATAATAATGCCAATGTTTCTGTTGGTAAATTTCATCAAGAAACTGGCCATCGTGTTGAAATATTAGAATCCCTTTTAGTTCATACTGACCATAGTGGTGAAACTCCTGCATCTGCTTTTTCAAAAGCAGGTGACCCGGTTTCATTTGGTGAAGATGGTGTTGGTGTGGTAGTTGGGGCAGATGCTATATCAGAAACAGATTTTACTATTGTACAAAGATTAGGTGTTGCTAATTTACCTGTACTTGGCGCAGATGGTGCTGGAAGTGCGGCTATTGCTGTTGGTGACCGTGTTTTTATTGATGGTTTAATTCTTAATGCTGATGATACTAATGGTATTGCATTTGGTACTGCACTTGATGCAGTTGGTTCTGGTTTAACAGTTAATATTGCTGTAGATGTTAATGCCTAATTAAAGTAATTAAAATAGTACAAAATATAAGGAGAATTAAGGATGAACTCAAATATCCTGGAATTACATGAATCACAAAATCTTTGGGAAGGTTTTACACCTATTGGTAGTGTACGTCGTCCTAAAGATTGGAGTAAAAGACTTGCTAATCTTCATGCACTTATTGAAAATCATGCAGGTGATGGAACAATAAAATGGCAGGCAAAATTTCTTGAAGCAATGTCTACAAATGATTTTCCTGCACTATTTTCAGATGCAATTGATAGAGAATTACTTGCTAGATATCGTGCAATAGCTCCTGTTATGCGTCCTGTACTTAAGATGGCTACTCTTTTAAATTTTCGTACTGCAAAACGTTTTATTCAGCCAATTCTATAGCTTTTTCTTTTGTATGTCCTTGGTTCATAAAAGTTCTAGCATATGCTTCTATAAGAGGTTTAGTATCATTTTCATCCTCTTCATTATTATCATTACCATCTTCAGAACG